TATTATCTTCTCATGGGAAAAGACCACCTACTTATCAAGAATTTTCTGCATTAGCTTATGGAACTACAGAAGCAAGTTCAAGAGGAAGTGACCCAACTACAACACAAATGAGTGCAACAGACGATAATTTTACTTCTAAATGGGGTGTTATCCAATCAACTGGTTGTATGCGTATTTGGGGTAATAATTTTGGTGGACCTAATGGTTCTTCGGCTTACACTGCTAATACTGAAGGTCGTGGTTCAACTTATAATCTATCTAACGTCGTGGTACTCGGTGGTGATTGGAATAGTGCTTCTAACTCTGGATCACGTGATTCTAGATGGAATAATGCTCCCACTATTTCTGCTAGCAGTCTTGGGTCTCGTGGCGTCTGTGATCATAAAACAAACGAATAATGGTGAAAACCATTATTAAAGATTTAACGATTAATCACAAACAAATGAATATTGTGGAAAAATATGAAAAGGTTATAAATTACTTATATCCAATCATACAAAACATACCTAGAAAACATGGTATATTAAAAAACAAATATTAGAATGTTTATTAAAACAAGTTCAACTTATTAATGATGCTGGTAAATCTAATCAAATATCTAAGATGTATTTAGTAGATTCAGGCATGTCGTTATTAAGATTTTATTTAAGATTTATGACTAATAAAAATGTGAAAGCATTAACACTTAAACAACAAGGTTATTCTCAGCAATTATTGTCTGATTGTATTCTTTGTATGGATTCGTGGATTAGTTATAAAAAGGGTAAGAGAGATATAGTCACGTCGTGAAACTCGGTGGTAATTGGAATAATACTTCTAACTCTGGATCACGTAATTCTAAATGGAATAATGCTCCAACTAATTCTAATAACAATATTGGGTCTCGTGGCGTCTGTGATATGAATTTAAACTATAGTAACGCCACAAGCCTACTATGTTTGATCTTTACGATCAGCTTTCTTATCCTGCTTCGGCAAATACAAAACTTAGATTTGATGTATTGCAGAGTATTGAAATATAGAAACGCATTGTCAATAATATGGGTTTAAAATATAGAAACTTATTTGAAAAAATTGTAGATATTAATAATTTACAATTAGCTTATAAAAATACCTGTAAAGGTAAAAAGGAAACATTTTCTTACTTGGAATTTAAAGAATTTGATCAATATAATTTAATTCAATTAAGAAATGAACTAATCAATAATAAATACCAAATAGGTCAATATAGAAATTTTTATGTTTATGAACCTAAAAAAAGACTTATATCTGCATTATCTTTTAAAGATAGAATAGTCCAACATGCTTTATGTAATATTATAACACCTATATTTGAAAAAACATTTTTACCTAATTCTTTTGCGTGTAGAAAAGGATACGGAACACATACTGGAGTTAAATATATTCAGTCTAATTTAAGAAAACATGACTTTACATATTTCTTAAAAACAGATTTTAGAAAATACTTTCCTAGCATAGATACAAATATGTTATTAGAAATGATTAGAAAAAAGATTAAATGCAATAAAACATTTAACTTAATTAAATTAATAACACCCACCAATCAAACAGGCATACCTATTGGAAATTTAACAAGTCAATTATTTGCTAATATATATGGTAATGACATAGATCATTTTATAAAGCACAAATTAAAAGTAAAATATTTTGCTAGATACATGGACGATATTGTTATTCTTGATAATAATAAAAAATTATTAAGAAATATATTTGTTCAATTAGAAGAATATTGTCGTATTCATTTAAAATTAAATATGGGGAAATGGCATGTTTCTTCTACCCATCAAGGTATAAATTTTTTAGGTTATAGAATATGGAAAGATTATAAATTATTAAGAAAACAAAGTGTAGTTCGTGCAAAAAGAAAAATTAATAAATATCTATTAAATAATGATAATCAAAAATTAACTAGATTTTTAGCTAGTTGGCATGGTCATATTCAATGGAGCAATAGCTATAATATTAAATGTTATATTGACAATATAATCAAAAGATTTAAAGTATAATTTATGAAATACAATATTAACACAAGAAAAGATTTAGATAAAATTCAAGGAACTACTGAACACACAGAGTTTATGAATTTATTAAAAGGAAGTATTACAAGAAAACAAGATACTCAAACCTATCCTGATAACTATAATGAACCTAATTATGATGGTGAAAAATTAGAACCTATTTGGACTGATATAGAAGATTTATCTACTATTGAAAGATTTGAATTTACTAAAGAAGATTTTGAATAATGGCAATAACAACAATAAATAAAAGAGCATATGATTATTTATTAATTCAAGACCAAATGGATATGCAATACAAAGACTTACTGAATGGTACTACTACTTGGAAAGACACAGTAGCTAAAGTTAAATTAGATAATCCTAAAGGCTAATGGCTAGAAAATCTAACTCCAACTTGGAAGATCATAATGGTATTAGATTAACATCACACGAAAAAGTTTGTGCTGAAAGAATGAAAACTCTTTTTAAATCAATGGATGAAGTTAAAAAAGAAATTAAAGAACTTAGAGCTGATATGAACAAAGGCAAAGGAGCAGTAAATTTTATTATTTATTCTTGGTGGCTTGGCAGGTATATTGGCAGGTTACTTTAAATTTAATGGCTAATCGCAAAACAAATATAGCTGGTTTAATAGCAGAATTAAGAGTACAGTTGCGTCTTGCTGACAATCCCAACATGATAGTATTCACACCTTTAGGTGGTAATGGTCCAGTAGATATAGTAACATTAGACCTTACAACTGGAGAATATCAAGGCTATGATGTTAAGTGTAAAAATTATAGAAAAAGAGATTACACTCATAAAGATGGTTATAAAAGACAAAGGATTGGTAGTCTTATACATAGAACCACAACTCCAGAACAAAAAAATTAAAGTAAAAATTATATACGAATAAAATTTATGCTAATATTAATACTTTTAACTTCATTAAGTTCTTTTGAATTAAAACCTATAGAAGTTCCATCAGGAATGTCTTGTTCTCAACTATATGATAAGATTATATATTATGTAAAAAATCCAAACTATGAATCTGGTAATGGTCAAATTTGGATTCAAGGTTTTTATAATAAACAACCAGTAGGTGGGTATATTTGTGAATCTAAGTAAAAATTTTACCCTTGCAGAATTAAGCAAAAGCCAGATAGCTATTAGGTCTGGTTTAACTAATAATCCTAGCGAACAACAAATAGAAAATTTAAGATTACTTTGTGAAAGAGTTTTACAACCGGTTCGAGATCACTTCGGCAAAGTGGTTAGTGTTAGCTCTGGATTCCGGGATATTATTTTAAATAGACAATTAGGTAGCGGAGATAATTCACAGCATATACTTGGGATGGCGGCAGATATAGAAATATATTCTTTACCTAATAATGAACTATCTGATTGGATAAAAGAAAACCTTATGTTTGACCAGTTAATTTTAGAGCATTTTGATATAAATGAAGGTGTTAATAGTGGATGGGTTCATGTATCATATAATCCTACTATATCTTTAAATAGAAAAGAATATTTAATGGCGAAAAAAAAGATGGTAAAACAGAATATAAACCTATATTAGGTTTATCAACAGACAGGTATGTAAAATGATATGGTTTAGTTTAGCAAAGATGGCTCTTAAAACAGGCACTCATATTTATCAAAACAAACAAAAGTCTAAACAGTTAATGTCGGATGCTGCGTTGCTTCATTCGGAAAAGATGGCAAAAGGTGAGATTGAGTATAAGGCAAAAATTATTGAAAGTAATGATCAAGGTTACAAAGATGAATTTGTACTTATTCTTATATCTATGCCTATTCTTTTATTGGCTTGGTCTATCTTTTCTGACGATCCAGAGATTCATACTAAATTAACATTATTTTTGATTACTTTAATCAACTACCTTACTGGTATCAAGCTATCTTTATAGGAGTTGTAAGTGCTATCTATGGTTTAAAAGGTGCAGATATAATGAGAAAAAAATAATGAGTAAAAGTGTAATGACAGCATCTGTTAGTCAGTACAGTAAGAAAACAAGTTTATTATCACAACAAACAGGAAAAAATGGCAAGAGTAAAGTTCAACGTAGCAGATCAACCGCACGAAAGAATACCAAAAAAAACCTCTATAGGTAGACGACCTAAACTATCTTCTATGAACAAGTCTAAAAAACTTCATAAAGGTAAGTCAAAAAATCGTGGACAGGGTAAGTAATATCTTATAATAGAAATCATAGGAGATATATATGATTGATAAAATTAAAGCTCAAGCTATGCACTACTGGACAGACCACAAAGAAGTGTCAATAGTTGTTATTACATTACTGGTTATTAGCATTATTTTATAAAAATAAACCCATGGAGATAGAGAGGATGAACTATTACTTCACAGGTTTACTTATAGCAATGATGATATTGTTAGCTCTTTTTGGTGGACCTACACAATGACTAGAAAAACTAATACAATGTTAATAGGTTTATTGGGTACAATCCTTATGGGATTAGCTACTTGGACATTGGTCACACTTATAGAACTTCAATTAACAGTAACCATGATCCAAACTGACTTAATGTCTATTGACAAGCAATTTGGAAGGGTTTACAATTTTATTGATTCCGTTAGAGGTAAATAAAAGACTTTCAAAATCAATATTTTTGTTTTATATCTCTATATAGGAAAGTATGGTATGAACCAGGAGGTAATATGTTATTATGAAAACTATGAAAAAAGGATATCACAAAACTAAAAGTGGTAAAGTTGCTAAAAAGGTTTGTATTATAATATGAACAAAAGAAAAAAATCAGGCACAAGTAGAGCTGGTAAGGGAACCGTTTCTGCTAAAGCTTTAAAAGCCTCTGCTAAAACAGCTCAAAGTTAAATAATGGAAGTTGAACTAGATAAAAAAAATTACAATTCACTAATGATGATGGTGAAAAAGTTAATGTTGATATAGATCAAGATCAAACTGAAAAAGATGAAGAAGTTTTTGAAAGTAATCATTATTCTAATTTAGCAGAAGAACTAGAAGATAAAGAAATTGCTTTAATTGGTAAAGATTTAGTAAGAGCTTATGAAGATGATAAAAGCTCTAGAAAAATTGGGAAGATCAATATTCAAAAGGTTTAAAAATAGTTAGGTGTAGTTGTCGAAGATAGACAAGATCCTTTCCCGGGAGCTTCAGGTGTTCACCACCCTTTACTTGCAGAAGCAGCAACACAGTTTCAAGCTAGAGCTATTGCAGAAGTTTTTCCTCCAGGAGGTCCTGTTAAAACACAAATCATTGGAAAAAGTTACAGATAAAAAATTAGAACAGTCTCAAAGAGTTCAAGACTTTATGAACTTTCAACTTACACAAGAAATACCTGATTACTTTAATGAACTAGATCAAATGTTATTTTATTTAGCTCTTGCAGGAAGTGCTTTTAAAAAAGTTTATTTTGATAATACTTTAGATAGAATTTGTTCTAAATTTGTACCAGCAGAAGAATTTGTAATTTCTATGGAAAATTCAGATTTAGAAACTGCAGAAAGATATACTCAAGTAATGAAACTAACTAGAAATGATATTAGAAAATATCAAGTATCAGGTGTTTATAAAGATATTCCTTTAAATAAGGCACAGTCAACTCCAGGTGCTAATGATGGAGATATGGTTGAACAAACTTTACAAAGATTAGAAGGAATGTCTCCAAGTATGGCTGATAAAATACATACTGTATTAGAAGTTCATACTAATTTAGACATAGGTGAAGATAAGAACGAAGTAGCTTTACCATATATTGTTACAATAGATTTAGATTCACAAAAAGTTTTATCTATTAGAAGAAATTGGAAAGAAGATGATTCATTAAAAAGAAAAAGAACTTATTTTATACATTATAATATCTTCCTGGCTTAGGCTTTTATGGTCTTTGGTCTTATTCAAATGATCGGAGGACTACAACACGCAAGTACCGGTGCTCTAAGAGCACTACTTGATTCTGCTGCCTTTGCTAACCTCAATGGAGGCTTTAGAGCTAAAGGAGCAAGAATTGAAGGAGGAGACATTACTGTTTCTCCTGGTGAATGGGTTGAAGTTGAAGCTTATGGTGATGATCTTAGAAAAAGTTTTATCCCTCTTCCTTTTAAGGAACCTTCACCAACATTACTTCAACTACTTGGAGTATTAACTGAATCAGGAAGACGTTTTGCTTCTATCGCAGATGCGATGATTGGTGATTCAGCTGGATCAGGTCCTGTTGGAACAACTGTTGCTTTAATAGAACAAGGATCAAAAGTATTTTCTGCTATTCATAAAAGAATACACCAAGCTCAAGGTAGAGAATTTAAATTAATCTATGAATTAAATGGAGAATACTTAGATGATGAATATTCATTTGAAGTAATAGGTGGAAGTCAAAAAATTAGAAGAAAAGATTTCACTAAAGCTATTAGTGTAGTTCCTGTATCTGATCCTAATATTTTTTCTCAAGCTCAAAGAATAGCTTTAGCTCAAACAGGTTTACAACTAGCTCAAGCTTCACCTGATATTATAAATGTTAAAGAAGACAACAAGAAGATTTTTACAAGCTCTTAATATACCTGACTATATGGATTTGATGATAGAAGATGAAGATACACCTAGACGTGATCCAGTATCAGAAAATATGGCTGTACTTAATAGTAAACCAATTCAAGTATTTGAAAATCAAGATCATCAAGCTCATATGCAAGTTCATTCTCAATTTATGAATGATCCTAGATTTGGTGGAAATCCTGAAGCTAAAGAAAGATTATATCCACAAATGTTAGCACACATGGGTCAACACATGGCTTATTTATATCAGCAACAAATGCAAGCTTCTGTTCCTGAAGGTAATCCTATTTCTTCTGGAGATTTTTAATAGAGAACTAAATGATGAACCATCTAAAGAGATAAGTATAGAAGAAGAAAATAGAATAGCAGCAGCTGCAGCACAGGCTGCTCAACAATTAATGGGATCTATGCCACCTTCTGAAGAACAACAAAAAGAATCAAGAGAAGCTGCTAAAGATCAAGCTCAACTTCAATTAAAAGGTGAAGAACTACAAATAAGAAAAGACTAGATTTATGCAAGGTGTTAAAGAAAGTGAAAAACAAAATAGCTAGAAAAGATACAGAGACAAAAGACTAAGGTAGTAGAGATTGCAAGTAAAGTTAGCAAGGGAAGATAAAAAGAGAGATTAATGAGAGATACTAAAG